AATAGATCAGGCTCGTGCGGACATGAGTGAGCGACAGTTTCGCCAAGAGTTTCTTGCAACATTTGAAAGCTATGAAGGTCGTATTGCACATGCTTTTGACCGTGATCGCAACATCGCTGAACCACAATCCATAGACACCACTACAGTGTATGTAGGGTGTGATTTCAATGTGAATCCAATTACTGCCACCATAGGTATGCGTGTTGGAGAAACACTGTATGTCATAGATGAAATACTAATGCACAATTCTAACACAGAAGAACTTGCACAAGAAATACGCAATAGATATCCCAATTCAAGAATATTTGCTTTTCCTGACCCCGCAGGAAGCGCCAGAAAAACTTCAGCAAATGGACAAACTGATCACACAATTCTTGCTAATTATGGCTTCGCAGTTAAAGCACCACGCAAGCATGATGCTGTGCGTGATAGAATCAATGCTCTCAATGCAAGACTGTGTGATGCCAAACATGAAACTCACCTATATATCTCTAAAAAGTGTAAATACACTATAGAAAGTTTGGAAAAATACACATACAAACCTGGAACACAGATACCTGACAAGGATTCAGGATATGATCACATATTTGACGCACTGAGTTACAGTGTAGCATATCTGTTTCCAATACGCAAGAACATAGAAGTTCAACAACCACAGCGTTGGGGAGCAAAAATTTACTAGGAAAACACATGGACCAGATACAAACACTTACCAACGAAGTAACCAGGGCAATTACAGGCAATGAAACCTATGAAACCTACAGTAGGATTTGGCGTTATTTGTTAGAATCATACATAGGTGGTGAAGAATATCGCAGAGCTGGTCATCTTGTGCGTTATCAATTAGAAACTGAGCGTGAATATCAAGCAAGACTGTACCAAACACCATTGGACAATCATTGTGCGTCAGTGATATCAGTGTATAATTCATTCTTGTTCAGAGAAAACCCACGCAGAGAATTTGGTATGCTAGAAGGTGCACCAGAAGTAGAAGACTTTCTTGCAGATGCTGACTTTGACGGACGCAGTTTAGACAGCTTTATGAAGGATGTGGCAACCTGGGCGTCAGTGTTTGGACACTGTTGGATACTGTGTGTAAAACCTTACACAGGTGCAGTGACCCGTGCTGAAGAACAAGCGCAAGGAGTGCGTCCGTATCTTAGTTACCTAACACCAATGGTTGTGTTAGATTGGCAGTGGCGTCGTTCAAACACAGGACGCTATGAACTTGTATATTTCAAATACCTTGAAGAAGTCACAGGCCAAATACAAACTATAAAAGAATGGACACCATGGACCATTAAAACAACTGTGGTTGACACAGAACATGACAGTGTAAATGAGACCTACGAAGAAAAAAATGGTTTAGGCAAAATACCTGCAGTAATTGCATACAACAAAAAAGGCATTCAGCGTGGAATTGGCGTAAGTGATATCACTGATATTGCAGATGCACAAAAATTTATATACAATTCAAAATCAGAAGTAATGCAGAGCATACAAATGGATACGCATCCAAGCCTAGTAGCCACACCAGAAACCAATGTTGGCACAGGGTCAGGTGCACTAATACACATGCCTGAAAATTTAGATCCTGGATTAAAGCCTTATCTGTTAGAATTCTCAGGCGCCAGCGTTGATAAAATTCTTACTGCCATAGATAAACAAGTAGAAGCAATAGACAAAATGGCAAACACAGGTGCAATTCGTGCTGTGGAAAGTCGCACACTTAGTGGTGTTGCCATGCGCACAGAATTTGAATTGTTAAACGCAAGACTTGCAGAAAAAGCAGACAACCTAGAACTTGCTGAAGAACAGATATGGAGAATATTTTCAGAGTACCTAGGACAAACTTGGAACGGTTCAATTGAATATCCTGGAAGTTTTAATGTGAGAGACACCGCTGACGAAATTAATCAGCTTAAAGTTGCCAGTGAAATTGCAGGAGAAGATCCAGCAACCAGAGCAGAAATACTTGAGAAAGTCAGTGAGTGGCTTGGTGAAGGCACTGGTGACCTCCCTAGTCCACAGAGTGAAACAGTTGGAGAGAATTCAAGAACCTATCCAGATGGGGAGCCAATAGACCCAAGACTGCCTGAAGCATATGCAAAGTATGATCCAGATGCAGAACAAATACAAAAGTGTTACAACTGTGCGGCCTATACAGAAGATGGTCGTTGCACAGTTTGGAACATGGCATCTGTAAGAAAGAATTATTGGTGTGCCCGTTGGGTGCCAATTGAAACTGTAGAAGTACAGTAAAACACAACAGCTAAAAGGAGACTGATCATGGCAATGGCTCGTGGCAAGAAAAAGAAAAAAAATCGCAGAGGTTGATTGGTGCCAATATTTCCACAAGATTCAAGGCGTTTGTCCTTGGAGCTACAGTGCATGGAAAAATGGAAAAATAGACATCGTAAGATGGCAAGGCGTGGTACACAATTTAGATGTGTACGATGCAAGGGTATATGTCCATATAAATTCTAGTGCCAGACTGCTAAACAAATGGGCGAATCGTCTAAACGCAAACAATTCTAATTACGAATGGTTGTGGAGTCATCCTCAATATCACGGTGATTCAACACCAGTTCCTGTGCTTGTCCAACAAGACCGTGCCTATTTAACACAACTTCGCAATAGATTGCATAAATAACACTATAAGATTGGGACGCCAATCGTTTTTATCTATTACTCTAAAAGGAGGCGATGTCTACCATGGACAATACTGAACACATGGGCCAAGAAGCAGTAACTGACACTGCGGTTGATACAAGTCAGGCACAAGAAGCTAAATCTTACACACAAGAAGAAGTTGACAACATGATGGCACGCATGCGCGGGTCATTGGAAAAGAAGCTGTTGAAACCATATGAAGATTTGGGTGATCCTCAAGAACTGAGAGCACTCAAAGAAGCACAAGAAAAACAGCGTCAAGATGAACAACTCAAGCGTGGAGAGTTTGAAAAAACTCTGTCAGAAATGGCTTCAAAAAAGGATGAAGAAATCAAGAAGCGTGATGCTATCATTGAAGATTACAAGGTGAATACTCCGTTGCTAAATGCGGCGGCTACTATGAAGAGTGTGAATCCGCAACAAGTGCAAGCACTGTTAAGGAATCAGGTTCGCCTTGGTGAAAACGGTGAAGCAGAGGTGTTAGACAGCAGTGGTGCTGTTAGATATGATGACTCAGGTGCACCTATGAAAGTAGAAGCACTGGTAGAGGAATTTCTAACTACTAATCCGCACTTTGTTGCTGCCGCACCAAGCACTACCAACACTCAGAACTCTGTTCAACCAGGTAGTGTTCAAGGAGAGATAGATGTTACCAAACTTGATTTGACTAATCCTCAACATAGACAAATGTATAAAGAGGCCCGCCAAAAAGGCCTCATACAATAACGCCAAAAAATTAGAGGAGAACTAACATGGCTTTTAACACAGTATATGACTTAGACAGTCTAGTAGTCAATACCAAAGCGGCTACTGTTTACACTGCACACGAGAACAGCTTGTTTTTGAGTGGAGACATGATTCCAATGGTAAACCTGCCAGCAGGATCAATCACAGCACAGATTCCACTTATGGGTTCTGTAACTGCACAGAAGTTGACTTCAGCTGATCCAGACGCTGTTGATGATTTCACTGCACAAACTATCACTGACACTAAAGTAACCATTGAAAGCAATGTGTACGCGGCTCGTCATGTAATGCGTGACCTGGGTGGCATTGATCCACAAGAAACTGGTCGTGTTCTTGGTAACGCTATCCAGTCAGCTTTTGACAAGGATGTAATGGGCGCACTAGGTTCATTGACAGAAAGAGAAATCACTGATGCTACACTTACAGTGAATGAGATCTTCAAAGCAGTTGGCGACATCCGTGAAGCTGGCGAAACTGGTCCTTTGATGGGCATTGTGGCTGCTAACATGTATGCTTCATTGATGAATGACATTGGTAGCACTAGCTTTGCTGGTGGAGATTTCCAAAGTCAAGCTATGAGAAATGGATTCTTAGGCACAGTTGCAGGTGTTAATTTGTTTGTAAGCTCATACTTCAACCCAACTAACACAGGTAACACAAATGCAAAAGCTGCTATCTTTGGTCAAGATGCATTGAGAATTGCAATGTTCAAAAATGTTGACCTTGAAGTTCAGCGTAGAGCAGAAGCAGTGGGTAATGACATTGTTGCTAACCTGCACGCAGGCGTTGGTGTTGTTGACGCTAACCGTGGTGTTATTTTAGTTAACGACGCATAAGGAGCAGTAGATGGCTTTTATTGTAGATAACAATGTAACAATCAGCTTTGCTGAATATGACGATCTATTTGAGAGAGACAAAAGAGTTATTGAAAACAATGAAAGCCTTACTGATGATTTTGTTGAAGAACAACTTATCCGTGCCACTGAGCGTATCCTAGCAAAACTTAGAAACACTCAATGGTGGATGGATTACTACATGCGTTTAGCAGAACAATCCACTTACAGGACTAGGGCAGATATACCTGCTCTAGATCCTGATAAGATCAAAGATAGGTTGAATGATTTTACTGACCTATGCGTTTATACTGCATTAGCAGAATTTATACTGCCTACAGTAGCAGATTTTGGTAATGAAGAAGACGCAGAACGCCAGAAAATGGGCTACTATACCAACAAAGCTGAATCTTTATTCCAAGAATTAGTAACAGCGGGTGATTGGTATGACTTTAATGACAACGATACTATTGCGTCATTAGAGAAAGAGCCTGGCAAGCGCAACCTTAAGAGAATAAGATGAGAACAGAGGTACTTGATTATCTGAAAACACAAAACATAGGCGGTCTTGCCATAAGCACTGACTTACCTTTTGATGATTCTGGTGTGCCACTATACACTAAAAATGTCAAAAGAATCTATGTTGACAGAGAACAAAGAACCAGTGATCCCATTATTCAAACCTTAGGTGGCGTAAACATCAACAATGAAGAAACATCAGTTACTATTTTCTTTGCGTTAGATGCAAAAACACTATTGTCAACATATGACACGGTAGTATCTAACATCAAAGGGGTAAAAGATATTACTACAGTAGCAGGGGTGCATACTAGGAATGCATCTGTTGAAACTGAATACCTAAATGATCTATTGATTACCCAGATAACCATAACATTTACTAGGATAAGCTAAAAGGAGAATAAAATGGCTAATTATATCTATCCAGCTCCTGGTGTCAGCGGTGTACAAGCAACACTAAGCCTTAGCGTAAACGCTAATTCAGGTGACACAGGATTAACAGTGCCAAGTCTACAAGACATCACTGTAAACGCAGCCAACGATGTCTTTACATGGACACAGTTGGATCAAACTGCAAAACTACAGGTTGCAACAACAGCAACCAACTCACTTAGTTCAAACCTTGTTTTGGATCAAGAAACATTCTTTGGAACAGATCCAAGTGTAGGTAGTAACCTTGCATCAGCAACAGCCGCAGAGCTAGGTGTGTTTGGACTTTCAACCTTCAAAGCATTGTGTGATTTTGAACTGTACCTAGGTGACGAATCAGACGGCTCAGCAGGTAAAACCATTTCAGGTGTAGGTTATGTTACAGGTCTTGCACCAACAGTAAGCGCAGATGCGCCTGTTTGGGTATCACCAGTAACAATAACAGTTAGTGGCGAATACACACTGGCATAAGAGCGTGAGGGCTTAGGGGGGCTGGTCCCCCCGTTCTCAAAGGTAGATATATGGACATTTTAGATAAAAAGACTGACGAACAACTAATTAACAGCATCCTAGCAGAAATAGCCAAAGCCAGCAATGAAATACGCTGTGCTCAAGGCGATCTAAATAAAGCACAAAGCAGACTAAACTTTCTAGTCGTAGTTGCAAACAAATTGATTGAAAGAACAGGAGATTAACAG